CTACGATAAGAACTCTGAAGCCCTCCAGCGGCTGCTCAATCAGGCCTCGATGAATCAGATGATCCCAGTCGACAATTGGGCGATGTTTGCGGAGAAGGGCGGGGTCAAAGGTGCCGTTGACTGGTTCCCACTCGAGATGGTCATTAATACGCTGGAGAAGCTCACTGTTCGCAAAGCCTCCCTCGTGGGCGAGGTATACGAGATTCTGGGGATCAGCGATATTCAACGCGGACAAGCCAACTCCCGGGAAACGGCTACCACTCAGCGGCTTAAGGCGCGGTTTGTCACCGAGAACACGCGCCTACGTGCCGAGATCATTTGTAAGCATTGGCAGCTAGAAACTATCATTGCGCGTAGCCAGATCATGCAGACTCCTGACGCGGGGCTCGCCCAGGAGGCAGTACAATTTCTGAAGTCTGATCCTTCGGTTGCGGCTCGCATTACCGTGTCGGCGGATACCATTGCCGCGCCGGATTGGGATCTGGAGAAGCAGCAACGCATTGACTTCCTCCAGGCTATCTCGCAGTTCATCGGAATGGCGATGCCGATCATCCAAGAGGACCCCACCACGGCTCCATTCATGATGCAAATCATGCAATGGGCCGCTACCGGCTTCAAGGGAGCCAAGCAGATCGAGGGCGTATTCGACCAGGCGGTAATGGCGATGAACAAGAGTCTGGCTCAGCCCAAGCCTACTCCTCCACCGACTCCCGAGGACCAGAAGAATATGGCCTCGGCGCAGAAGTCGCTGGCCGATGCGAGGAAGATCAATGCGGAAGTGGCCGCTATTCTTGTACAGGCTGGAGCCCCTTCCGAGCTCATCAACCAAATCTCCAAGACGCTCGATCCGCACTATGAGCTCCCCAATGCGGGAGCCCCTCCGCAGGGTCAGGGGATGGTACCCCCCGCGATGCCCACTCCGAGCATCCCGCGCCCGAGGGCGGTGCAATGACTCGTCGCCGCTATGTCCAGATTGACGGAGAACTAGTGGAGGTGACTCCCGACTACGTGGCGCCTCCGCGCATAAGGGGAGACTCCCTGCTATGGAACGATCGTCTGTACCAGGATGACGGGGACCCTCGGTACAATTCCCGCTCGCAGCACCGGGAATATATGAGGCGTAATAATCTCACCACTATAGATGAGATGCATGGAGAGTGGAGAGCAGCAGAGAGGAGGCGACTGGAAATTCGTCAGGGCAAAGACCCCAGTACGAAGCGTGACCTGATCGAATCCATTCAAAAACTTCAACAAAGACGGAGATAAGCATGGGCAAAGAAGAAGAGGAAGAAACTGGCAGTCTTCATGATGACCTGAAGGCTTCGATTGATCAACTCTCGACGGCAGGAGATTCCCCCGATGCCCCCCAGCCTACTCCTACCGCCCCGGCAACGCCGACCCCTGCGCCGACAACGTCCCCGGAGCCTGCGGCCGACGAGACTGTACCGGCAAAGACTGCAGCGGTTCCCGCGACTCCTCTGGGAAGTGCTGAACCAGCACTGAAGGCTCCGCAGGCGTGGAAGCCGGAAATGCGGGAGCGGTGGGCTTCACTGCCGAAAGAGATCCAGGCTGAGGTGCTGCGCCGGGAGAAAGAGATCACCGCTGGCTTGGGCTCCTCGGCGGAGGCGCGCCGGTTTTACGAGGAGTTCAGCCGGACGATTGCACCGTACCAGGCGCATATTGGGGCAGTGGGAGGGAATCCATTGAAGGCATTCTCGGACTACCTCAACACAGCTACGTTGCTGCGGTCGGGCTCTCCCTCAGAGAAGGCCAATGCGCTGGCCTCTGCAATCCAGGAGTACGGGATTGACGTAGCGATGCTGGATTCAGCTCTTGCTGCGCTGCTTCGTGGTCAAGCGCCGGCGTCCACGCCTGGTCAGCACCAGCAAGTGTTTCGCGATCCCCGGGTGGACCAGCTTCTCCAGGAGCGTGAGCAGGACCTCATTGCCACTACCAAGGAGGAGGTCACGGCGTTTGCCTCTGATCCGAAGAATGAGTTCTTTGAAGACGTCAGGAATGAGGTGGCGGACTGGCTGGAGTATAATGCTAGTCGGGGCGTCAAGATGACGATCCAGGAAGCCTATAACAAGGCAATCGCAGCTAATGACTCCGTTCAGGCTACTCTTGCTCAGCGCAGGGCGGCAGATTTGGCGAAGGCTCAAGGAGGCAAGGTAGCCCGAGCGAGACTGGCGGCTAGTTCTGTGGGAGCGGGTAGGGCGGCCCCTGCTCGGGTAGTGCCGGAGCATTCAGGAACTTTGGCAGATGACCTTCGGGCCAGCATTGCGGCCCTTCAGGAGCAGTAAAATACGACACTTTACTATGGCCTCGGAATAGAGTAGGCTCCTCGTCGTCCCACCATCCGTGAGGAATGGGATGCTAGACCCAGTCATCCACAATGGAACTGGTCGGTAGGACGAAGCCTCAGGGCCCATCGAGAAGGTGTAAGTGATGACAATCCACTTTTCAATTGGAGGCTTGAATGGCATTCCCTACCGTAACGGATATCGTCGCGACGACGATTGAATCCCGCACCAAGAAGATCGCGGACAACGTCCTCAACAACTGCGCTGGCCTGACGTATATCAAGAAGTCGGGTAACGTCAAGCCTATCAGTGGGGGCTCGTCCATCTACGAGGAACTGAGCTTCGCGGAGAACGGCAACGCTGGCTGGTACAGCGGATACGACTTGCTGCCGGTCGCGGCGCAAGACGTCATCAGCGTGGCCCAGTTCAACCTGAAGCAAGCCGCTGTGCCAGTCGTCATTTCCGGTCTGGAGCAACTCCAGAACGCGGGACCGGAGCAGATGATTGACCTGATGGAGGGCAGGATCAACGTGGCCGAGTCCACGATGATCAACATGCTCTGCGATGGGTTTTACTCCGATGGCCTGGGTTCCGGCGGTAAGGAAATCGTAGGTCTGGACGCCGCGGTGCCCATCGACGCCACACCCACCAACAACCGGGTGGACACCGGTACCTATGGCGGCATTGATCGCGCCACGTGGTCGTTCTGGCGTCCCGCGTATACCCACGCGGCGGTCGCCCTGACCGCGGCAACGATCCAAGCAGCGATGAACTTCATGTGGTCGCTGCTGGTCCGGGGTCGGGATCAGCCAGACCTCATCATCGCGGACTCGGTTACGTGGGGTCTGTATATGGCGAGTCTTCAGGCGCAGCAGCGGTTCGCATCGCCAGGCGAAGGCAATCTGGGCTTCCCGAGCATCAAGTTCATGAATACGGACGTGGTGCTGGATGGGGGTCTGTACTTCCCCTCCTCGGCGTGGGGAACGGGGGCTCCGACCAAGACGATGTTCTTCCTTAACACCAAGTATCTGAAGTGGCGTCCGCATTCGGCGCGCAACATGGTGCCGCTGAACCCCAACCGGCGCTATGCCATCAACCAGGACGCGGAAGTCACGATCCTGGCCTGGGCCGGAGCGCTGACCTGCAGTGGTCAGGCCTTTCAGGGCCGGATGGACACGGTCTAACTGGACCTGCTTTGAATCGCCCAGCTTCGACTGGGCTTTTCAAAGCATGTTAACTAGAAGGAGATAGCAATGCCTGCTGCACTTCCCGGCTCCACTCTGGCCCAAAATCTCGCCAATCCATCGGCTGGCCAGTTCGTTATCTTCGACCCACTGTCTGGCCCCAAGGGCTCGCCTCTGGACAAGGGCAGCGCGGGAACGGCCTCCACTGGCGCGCTGAGCACTGGTATCGGCTTCGGTGCTAATGATGTCTTCGGCGCGCTGCCCTCATCGCAGGCAGCGATCTTCGCTGCCGGCTTCAACGACAACGACATCCCAGGCGAGGTTCCCACCTACTCGGCGTCTCCGCCTCCGGGTGTGGTCGCTTCTAGCGCTATCAACTCCACGCGGATGTACATCGGTGGGGGCCGGTCGAGCTCCAGCGGCTCTCCCAATCCCTATACCGCGGGCATTGCGCTCTGCGGTGCAGGCAATAGCGCAAGCCGCGACGGCGGCGCCGGTCCCGCCTTCACGGGCTTCCCGATGAAGACGGTGACGGCCACCGGCTCCGTGGCCAATGGTGCCGCCATCGAGACAAACTGGACTAACCGCTCCGGTAAGACTCTGACCACAGGTCAGTCGGCATTTGGCTCCGGCGTGACGGTACTCGCAGCAGCATCGTAAGCTGTGCTGAATGCTGGGGTCATCGCCAGGGACGCTACGGGGCGGCTGAGGAACACTTTGGCCGACCCCGATGCCTTCAATGGCGGTACTCCCATTAAGGTTGTCGGGGGTGC